CGTCAACTACAACTGCTATCTTGCTCTCATCCCACTCGGTCATGATCAGATCCAATAGATCATTGGTGATGCCAGATCGGAAGTACTTATGTTCCTTGCCAGACTTGTCAGTGTACTTGAGCTTGTTACCATCTTTGACAAGCACACCTTTGTCTTCAAACAGATCGGTTAATCCGCTGTACTCGTCCATGCCAGTGTCCCAGGGAATCTTGATCTCCACGCTTTCAAACGGCTTGTTGTAGCGTGTCTTCATGATCTTGCAGGCAGCACGTATACCACGGATGTCAGTGGTCTTCTTGCCGTCTTCATCTTCCTTGAGCTTGAGCTTGCGCATGGCTACAACGATGGAACTGGCATACACAAAGCCCTGTCCGCCTGAGATCTTATCGTCTGGATCAAACATGTCCTGCGACGCATAAGTGTGGTTGGTAACCACTAATCCCACGTCATACTCACCAAACATGTTTACGCAGTTGCGCACCAGTGCTGCCAGTGCCTTGGGCTTGCGACCCATGTCACCCTTCATCTCACCAGCCTCGAACTGATTGACATCAGTGGGGGTCAGCAACATGCCCAGACTGTCCAGCACGAACAAGATCTTTGGGCGCTCTTCTGGTTCCACCTTGTCAAACCTGCTCTTGTAGTCTTTCATGAAGTCGCTGACCAAACGAGCAACGTCGTCGATCATGGCCATGTTTACTTTGAGCAGCTTCTCGTCGCTTGTATCAACACCCAGTGGCTTAAGCCAGTTCTCATCAAGTGCGTTCTCTGTATCAATCAAGATCGGGAACACACCCGCTCGCTGAGCGTTTCTTATGATGTTGCCTGAGCAGATATAGCTTTTGCCGGAACCAGATTGTCCAGCGAACATGGTGACCTTACCCAACGGGATACCGTTCTTGAAGTCACCACTGATAGCATAGTTTAGAGCGTAATTACCGCTGTGTATCCAAGTCTTAGGATCATGGAAGCCGACGCTGAGACTAGGGATAGTCTTGGCGATGTCTTTCCTGAATTTACTGATATCAAATGGTTTCACGTTTTGCTCCTGTGATGGCATGATAGGATGGGCGATCAGATCGCCCATCCTGTATGTTATTGATTAAGATTGACCGCCGAGCTTGCGTGCGCGGATAGCTGCCAGGATGTCATCTGGTGAGCTTAGCTTTGGCTTATCGCCTGCTGGTGCCGCTACAGCTTTTGGAGGATCCGCATCAAATGGAGGTTCGTCCACAGGAGCTGCCTTTGGAGCCGCACGTTCCATGATGCTGGCTGCTGTGACTGGTTTGGTCACAGGTGCTGCCACAGTGTTGGCAGTGGTATCATCGTTGTTAGCAAAGCTATCCATGCGCATGCCGTTTGGACGATAGAACTGTCCCCAACGATCTGCGTCATAGAGCTCTTCGTTCACTGATGCTTCAAACAGTTCCATGATGGCTGCGAGATGTGCATCATCTGGCTTCTTTGGAAGGAAGCTGTTTAGCGTGAACAAGCCGTGCTTTTCAACTGCGCCCAGCTCATCTTCGCTGAGACCGCGTTCCTTCATAGACCAAGATGAGCTGCTATAATTGGCATAGCCACCTTTAGTTGTCTTAGATAGGTAGAAATCACGTCCAGATTGGTAATCAGTAGGGCTATTCTCAAGATCCTGACGCATAAGGATCGCCTTAATAGCATCAAACACGCTAGGATTGATGATAAATCTCCGGATCGGATTTTCCGGTGTCTGATCATCCTTGTTAGGATTCTGCGTGACAAAACCCTGGAACACATAGCTCTTCTTCCGCCAGTACTTGCGAGCCATATCTTCCAAAGTAGGATCCTTCCACCATGGACGTGTTTCGGCTGCGATGGGGCAGCTGCCCGGCTTCCACATGTCCATGCAAGGAACCTGCACTTCAACTGGACGAGCATCATTTTGCCCCTTGACTCCAGGGAATGGAATCTTGATGATGAGCCGTTCCACCCAGAAGAAGTCGTTGGTGTCGTCGCCGTCCGGGAGAAACCTCAGAGTGGCAGTGGAGCCCTCTGGGTTGTTCCAGAATGGATAGATTGAATTGTCTCCGGTAAATGTGCCGCCCTTGGAGCGGTCTTTGCGAGCCTGTTGCTCGAGTAGTTTAGCTTGTATAGCTTTAAGGTCTAATCCCATGATAATGTGCCTCCTATGTGTGCTTTCATGTGCCTAATTGAGTTATAGACAGTCAGCAACGTGATATTGCTAACTGACAGTGTATTTATACCGCAGACTTTGTCAAGTGTCAATATGTGGCGAATTTAGATGATGCCAGCCAGCTCTTCTAAGCGGAGGAGTTCTATATCAACAGGATCAGATTCAGGTTTTGATATCTCATATCCGTTAGCTATGAGATACCTTGCTGCAGCTTCAAGCGAGCTTATAGCACCGTCATCGTCTTGCTGGCAGCCGCAGGTCTCAGCGAGACTGTTGCGCAAATTAATCACTTTTTCAGCCGGAGCCGACATGGTCTTGTTGGCTAGATTAGCTATACCAGTAGCGTAGCCTTTGCTGCCGCTCAGTCGCTTGCTTTCCTTGGCCAGCTGCTCTAACGCACCTTTAACCTTCAAACTGAGATCGTCATCCTTGCCGCGCATCAGCTTGTTGGCTTTCTTGAGCTTGATGTAATCCTCGCTCATCTTAAGGATGGCTTTGCTGACCTGATCATTGTAGCGGCCTTCATTGGCAAGATGGCGAGCCATGGCACGTGCACCTGCTATATGAGAGTGCGGGTAATTAAAGCGTTCACCCAATTTGGTCTCTATGAAGATGTTCTTTATGTGGCGCCAACGGCTGCCCTTCTTTTCTTCATTAACCGGATCAGTATGTCGTATTACCAGCTTGCTGTTACCGATCTTTTGATAGCTGCTCTTGGTGCTGCCATATGGCTTGCTGATGTCACGGCTTTCTTTGATGTTGTTCACAGCATCATCCCTTATATCTATGTCATGGTCAAACTTATACCAATTGATGCTTAAACCTTCTTTATCACCGATGTTGGTTTGCATGCTGTCTTTTAGTGTTATAACGGTATTGAAATCGCGATCATCGGAGAGGTCGGGGGTTTTGATATCCATGTGGCTGTTTGCATCTTCGTCGTGTAAGCTGACCAAGATGCTAAAGTTTTTCAACGCAGGATCGTTGCTAGGGATCGTGCAAAAAAACCTAGTAGCTTCGTGCGGATCCATGGTCTTGGCCCCGCCCTTGTCAAACATCTGGAGGCTGTATCCTCTGCCTCTGAGTATGCCAAATATCTTATCGCCGATGATGGGCCAGTTGTGATTCATGATGCAATATTTATCATTAATATCCGAAGCTGACGGGCAGCGGTTCTACCATGCTGTCGTCTAAGAACTCGTCCTTCATGAGATTGCCGATGTCTTCGTCCCAGCGAGTGACCATCTGCATCATGCGCACACACAATAATGCTGCCATTACAGCATCGTCGTGTTCACCAACCTTGCCAGCAAATCCGTTACCTTTGGCCACGAAAAACTTGAGCTGCCTTACTAATTGCTTGCTTAACAGTGTGAGCTTACCGCTTTCAACTAGGCTTTTCATCTTCATGCATGCCAATGCTTTGCTACGCACATTGGTATTCAATCCGCGCCTTAATCTACTAATTCCTTTGACTTTTGGTTCATGCAACCATATACCGTTAAAGGTATCTTCTCCCATCTCATCAATGCTGACCACTGCAGCTTCACCCCAGCTGTTGTTTTCTAGAGTGAAATATATCTCAGGATCACCCTTCTGGTCATGCAGCTTTTTCATTTCGTTCCAAATGTGATTGATGATACCCTGCATGGTCTTTACCTGCTGAGGTATGCTGGTACGGTTATGGCTCCATTCTGCTACTTGTCGCATGTCTGGCAAGCTAAAGACCTGTATGCAACTGTAATCCTGCCCAACACCGGCACTGGGATCCAGGGCCACTAGATAGGTCTTGTTAGCCTGTATCATGTCATACCATCTGGTCTGTCCTAGCTTGAACAGAGGTTCCACGCCTTGCAGATTTAATAAGGTTACAGCATTGATCAAAGTCTCGTCTGCTGTTATGAATTCACATCCATATTCTCTGCGGAATCTATCTGCACCAATCTTGGCTGATTCTTTGACAGCCCACGCTTCGTCCCTGCCAGGCACTTCGGAATAATGCGCTGTGAAAGCATGGAATCCATTGATACCAAGACCATCTGCTGTGTCATTGCCATATTCGTCTATGGTCTTGCTGGCCCCTGTCCATATCTCTGCAAACTTGTCTTCGTCACTGTTTGGCGTAGATGTTATTATGCACTTACCGCCAGTAGCTAGGGTTGGTGCCATTGCTGTCCAAAATTCCTCAGCTATCCTAGGCTTAACGAATGCAAACTCGTCTAGATACAGCAGTGAGATACTCATACCGCGTCCGCTGTCCGGTGTGGTTGTGGTGGCTTTAATGCGAGAACCATTATCAAACTTTATGTCTTGGACATTATATGTAGCTACTCCAGCTCGCAGCCAATCTGGCAGTTCTTCATAGGAAAACTTAACGCGATCCATGATTTCGTTAGCAGCACGGAACTTGTTAGCTGCGATTAGGACCGTTACATCGTTGTTAAACATAGCATACCAAAGCAGGTATCCTGCTGCAGTCGTGGTCTTGCCGCTCTGTCGAGGCAGCAGTGCTATGACTGAATTATTCTTCCAGTATGCATCGACCAGTCTCTTCTGATACTCATATGCTTCAAATGGTATGCGTCCTTTGACCGGATGCTGTATCTTCATGTATCGCTCCATGAAATACAACGGGTCTCTGGCGCAGCGTGCTATCTCACGCACCTGTGCTGGTGTATAAGCAGTCTTCTTGTGAGCCTGCTTTACCAGCTGGAAGTCTATATCATTCTTGGCCATGTGTTACTCAAACGAACAGCGGCAATATGCCGCTGTTACTTATGGTTATATTCATTAAATCTATCAATTCATAACGTCTTGGCGCCCTATATGGCTCAGAGGACTGCGACTACCATCGGTAACCGGCTCTTCATCTGCGAACGGATCCTTGTCAAAAGCATCGCGTGCATTTGCAGTCAGAGGACTTTCTGCTCCAGATGCATTGCTAGGTGCTAGCTCTGCTTCTGCGAGGAAACTGGTATATTCCTCATTTAGTGCAGCAAACAGGCTGTCGGCACGCTCTGCCATCAGCGTGTTATCGCCAATCTTGCCGAAGCGTTGGTTGATATGCGGACCATCCCATTCATAATCCTTGACTTCAAGTGGCTCGCCTGCTTCTGGATGTTCATCGTGCCCATGATCGTAATCAGCGTTTTCCATGGCAGCAACTGCCACAGGAACTGCATGTGCTACACCATATGGCATGCCAGGTGTTGGAGCTTCTGCATCTTGATGTGCATCATTGCCCCCTGCTAGACCTGCCTTGACCAGCAATCTAACCAGATCATTTGCGTCGTTGTCGGTAGCGGTTACAGTAACACTGCGTGTAGACTGTCCATCACCTATGGTTTGATTCATCACGATGTTCATGCTTTCGCGCAGCTGTTTCTGGCTCTCATTGTATGCATAAACAAAGCCCTGTGTGTCAGGACCATTGTTGGTAGCACCAATTGGAGTGAACGGGAACCCGCCAAGTGCAGCATCTTCTTCCATCCCACCCTGTGTCCAACACTCTTCCATGCCATGCACAGGGCACATCTCGCCCTCGGCGGTCATGTTACACTCGCTCTCTTCCATATTCTCATGCATTTCGTCATGCTCAATCTCATCTGCTACTTTGCGACCAGCACGCTCTGCTTTGTCGTCTTCGCTACCACGCTTGTGACCGTGTATATGATCCTTGTGCTTTTCATCATATTCAATATCATGTGCCACTTTGCGTCCGGCTTTTTCGGCACGTTCGTCACGTTCATGATCAGATTCCTCATCCATCATTTCACCACGGCTATCCTCCATCTGTATGGTGCCTTGATAACCGGCACACTCTTCCATGCCGTGCACTGGGCACATCTCGCCCTCGGCCGTCATGTTGCATTTTTCAGCTTCAAACACGCTGTCTCTGCGTCCCAAGGACTCTATAGCCCTAAGCTTGCCTAATATGCTATGGAAATCCATGGTTTAACCCTTCCTTAAATACTATCAATTAATCTGCGCATTATGTTGATTGAATCTTTGGCAGTTTCATTCAATGATCCACCAGATGGCTGTGTTTCGATTTTATCAATATCTTGTCCTTCTATGCCTTGACCAGGAGGTATGGAACTTAACTTTTGACGCAATGCCAAAACCCTTTTTGCTGCCTCCTTATTGCCATCGCTGGTTCGAGCTGCTCCCTGCAATCGATTGATTGCATCAAGTGTCTGTCCTGCTGCAACTTCCCCCCAATAATTGCCAAGATAAACAGTTTTGCCAGATTTAGTATTGAATTCATACCAATCTTGGCCGAAAAATGGTATCATGCGGCCAGTTGGTTCACCTATATTGCTTGGCAAATCTGGAGTTTTTGTACCAGTAACTACCGGAGGCTTTCCTCCAAGGGTCACGTCTTCATTATAAGATGGCTTTGGATTACCTACTCCCCAAGATGGTTGTGTTTCAATCTTGTCAATATCTTGTCCTTCTATGCCCTGTCCGGGAGGTATAGTCTGCAATTTTTGCCTTAGCGCCAATACTCTGGCTGCAAGCGATTTATTGGTGTTGTTGGGCTCATATATACCTTGGAATGCTGGAGTGTTAAGCTTTCGATTAATCATATCAAGCGTCTGTCCAGCAGCTACTTCGCCCCAATAATTGCCAAGCCAAGTGCTGGTGTTACCATTTTTGAATTCATACCAGTCCTGATTGAAATTCTGTACCATGCGGCCAGTTGGTTCACCTATATTGCTTGGCAAATCTGGAGTTTTTGTACCAGTAACTACCGGAGGCTTTCCTCCAAGGGTCACGTCTTCATTCAGTTGTATTTGCTGTATTTTTTGCAAAACAGTCCTGATGTCAGAAGCTGGATCTGCCTTGAATTTTTGTGCAGTAATTTTTTGATTTAGTTTATTCACGATTATTACCCCTTCCTTACGAATTCTGGTTTATTGGGAGTCTTTGGCGCTCCCATGTTCACTCTTTTGCCGTCGCGGTCTTTGTAGAACCTATACATTATTTGTGCCCCATCGTCAAAGTTGCCTTCGGCTCCCAACCCGCTACGAGGTGTTGGATCTGCTACATCTTTTGATGATGGTTTGTATACTGGTTTTGGTGTATCAAATCTAGCATTGAAATCAGCCATGTCTTGCACTGGCTCATGAGTAGCAACCTTGCTCATCTCTAACCAGCTGAACAGCGGCATGGGAGCATCGTATTCGTCGCTGCGTCGGGTAGATTTTACGCCAGCTAGATAATCTAAGAAGCGTTTGTTGTAGGCATCACCATATATGTCGTTAACTATCGGCTGTTCAATGTCTTGATAGAATCTGTCAGGGCTGAGACGCGCTGCAGATTTCAATCCTTTGTCTTTGGCTATCTGGCTGAATCCGAGATCAGACAGATAATCATCAGCATATTCTTCAACTGGTTCTGTCGCGGTTCGCACAACTATGTTCTTTTCAGGAATGTTAAGTACTTCGCGCAAACCTTCCATGGTGATATAGCTGCTTAGTGGCATGGTGGTCACGAAGTTAACTTGATATACAGTCTGGTTAGGTTGATCAGAGAAATCTAGCTTGTCACCCTTTAACAACACAGGGTGAGTCATCTCTACCAATCCAAACTGAGTTAGATATCTTTCAACTGCATCCAGCTGCTCATCGCTTGGTTCGGTTGCAAGCTTGATAACATACCCGTATTCTCGGGTGCTTTCAGCGAGATATTGTATGAACGACTTCATGGCCATAGATGCTCCAATGTGATGTTATTTAGCCTCACTGTCGATTTCACTAAGCTGTTTCAATAGGTCGTTACGGTCCATGAGAGTTGCTTTCACGTCTAATGGCTGATTGTCGTCCTTTTTTGTAACCCTGTCCAGTTTGAGTTTATCTAATTGCAACCTTAGCATCTTGATCTTCTTATCAACTTTATTATTCTTTGCGTCGACTGCAATCTTCAGCATCTGGCTGCTGCTGGTGAATATCTCACCAGCATGGCGTATCTCCACGTTCATGCCTAGATCCTGCAGATCCTGATGTGCTCTTATTGCGAGAGCAGCCAGCTCATCCATTTCCTCATCATGTGCATCGCGCTTGCTCGAGAGCTGTGCATTAATGCTGTCACTCAATTCAGTGACATGCTTTAGATTCTCTCGCAATGCCGGAAGATCGACTCCCGATTCATCTGATATATCGGCAGGATCAAGATCAAATACGTTTTCTAACTGCTTGAATCGCGCGGACATGTGATATTTACTGCAAGATCCTAGGTCACCGTGATTTTTTGTGGTTAATCAGAATCCCAATCGTGGTCAGGGTACATTGCCCTCATATTAGCATCTACACTCTTGTTTAGGTCCCAGGTTGTTTTTGGCGGTCCTAATGGTTTGGAATTAGCGCCCTTTATTGGAGTATTCCAATATTCTGGATTTACCAATTTTTGTTTATATGGAGTACCGTCTGGGTTTTTACCGGCTTTGTATGCTAGATACGCAGGACCAGGCACTATTGGTTCGCTAAGTGATGATGTCTTTGACCCTGATACACTAAGGTTTGAAAGTGAGCTAGCGCCAGGACTGGTATTGCCAGTATTGTTGGTGTCAGATACTGTGTTGCCTTTGGCAGCTGCCAACTGTTTGCCGAGCAAAGCTAAATTATCAGGTAAGCTTTTGCTAGGATCAGTCTGTAAATCTGGTTTAACCTGTGTAACACTCACCGGTACGGCCTTAGAACTTGTACTTACAGTAGCATTCTTAGATGTATTGCTATCAGATCCCTGGTCACTTTTGGCAGCTGCCAACTGTTTTTGAATCAAAGCTATGTTATCCTGCGCGGTTTGACTAGGAGTCCAATTACCAAGGGCTGTCTTGAGATCTACAGTGCCCGTGTCACTAGATGCAGCGGTGCTGCTGTCACCAGCCTTTGGTGATTTTGCTACCGCCGATTTAGGTTTTTTCAAAAATATTGCCCATAGAAACGAGTTGGTATTTTTAATCCTTGGGTCCGCAGCATTTGCCACTATCTTTTGCAGCTGCGCGTTAGCAAAATCAATGCTGTCTCTCTCCATACTCTCTGGATTATCAGGCCCTGCTGTATCACCGGGAGCATTGTTTAGATACGAGAGTGTGTTTGGAGAGATTTCTATAGCTAGACCTGCCGCTGGATTACTATTTGGTTTAGCAGTTTTTTCTGTTCCTGAGTCTAATACTTGTAGATATCTGTAATATGCTGTACCAGCCGTTGTCCTTGGACTGAAGACCTGTAGCATAATTTGAATTATTTCATTTTCTATTCGTTCAATAGACTGTTTGTCTGACGCATTATCAAGTTCAAAGAATTTATTCCTAAGCTGCAAAACTGCGCCTGTATTTGGTGTGTTTTCAGATAGGATTTCTTGGATTTTCATTGCTAAAGATGCTCCAATGTGATGTTATTTAGCCTCACTGTCGATTTCACTAAGCTGTTTCAATAGGTCGTTGCGGTCCATGAGAGTTGCTTTGGCCTCGACCGGATCATCATCCGTACCTTTGGTGATCCTGTCAAGCTTCAATTTGTCTAACTGAAGCTTTAGCAGTCGTAGTTTCTTATCAACTTTGGCGTTCTTGGCATCAACTGCTATCTTCAGCATCTGGCTGCTGCTGCTGAATATCTCTCCAGCATGGCGTATCTCCACGTTCATGCCTAGATCCTGTAGGTCCATGTGCGCCTTGATTGCAAGGTCGGCTAGCTCATCCATTTCCTTGTCATGGAGATCCTTGCCTCTAGTCTGAGATAGCTGCATGTCGATGTCTTCCGCTAGCGCTAAAGCTGCATGGATATCGTCATCAGACGGTCCTGTGGTCTCAGTTTCTTCTTCAACTGATTCTATTTCAAACGTGTCTTCTAGGGTCTTGAATCTGTTGGCCATCAGCGTTTCCTCTTAGACTTTGTGATATATATGTCGCTTTCAGTAAGGATACGGAAGGTCATGCCATTCTTCTTGCAGAATGCCATAGCAGCAGCCCATTTAGCTGTGTTTAATATCAGAGATGCTTTATCGCGCTTGCTACGTGCATTCTCTGCAATGGCTTCCTTGCTAGGTTTAACTTCTACCACTTCTGCACGACGTTTGCCATTCTTGTCTTGGTATAGCACCATGAAATCTGGCACGTATTGGCTGGGTTTGCCAGTTAGAGGATTTGTATACGGTATGCGTATGCTCTCACTGGCCCACTGTATCACGCTGGGATGGCTGTCAAGGAAGTTCATTACCGTAAGCTCCCAGCTGCTACGGAAAACCACGTCTTGTTTTCCTAGGAGCTTGGCTGGGTTCTTTGGAACAAATCTACCTTGGCTATACTTGGTCATGTTAATGCAGCCAAACCAGGAGCAGCAGTAGATAGTAAGGTACCCCTGCGCTGATCGAGCACTTGGTTATAGCGATTGAATTTTTCTTGCCAAATTTCAAATTGCATGCGATTAACTTCTGCCAAATGACTGATCACGGTATCATAACAGTGAGAATATTTAGGATGCTGCGAACGAGAAATTGTGTAATGCTCTATCATAGATGATTTGACGTGGTCTGGTAGATTACGCGAATCTAATATCACAGGCCAAGTACAGGTATTCATCTGCATGTACACTCTCATAGACTCTGCCCATTCTACCAAATTGTCCAATTTATCATAATTGTATACGCTATAAACGCTGTTGATTTTCACGTTGAAATTACGGTTTGACTGGCTTATTTCATTTAATATTTTCATGTTAGCTTCAATATCAGACCAGCGGCTATCCGAACGAATGTAGTCATTTAGATAACCAGCAGCATCAATGCTGCATATGATATTGGTTTCCTTGGTCATAGTTAGCAATTCAAGCAATCTATCGCTTATCTTGATAGTCATGTTAGTGGTAATAGAGATGTGTGATTGGTTAATGTTCTTTTCTGCATACCATGTTTCAAGCGTTTCTATGATATCTTCTTGATGCATAATAGGCTCGCCGCCTATGAATATGAGATTGCGTGTGTCTTTTACTAGGTCCGATTCAAACTGCCAGTTAGAAGTCAATAAGCCCAGAGAAGATTCTCCCATAGCAACAGCATCGGCTAGCCAAGAACTGCTCCGTTCTTGGCTGCACATCCGACATTTTAGATTGCATAGGGTGCTGAAATTAACTTCTTGACTGATTAATTTTGGCTCGTCAAAACTTACACCAAGTTTCTCTGCTAATACAAAAGAATAATCTTTGTAACTAGGTGTATTGATCTTGGTATTGTATTCACAATGTTTACAACAGTTATGTGGGATCTGCTGTTTGAATTGCTCGCGCAGATCTTGCATGAATTTACCATTAAAGAATGTCTTATAATCATAACCTTCTATGGTCTCATACCAAATGCAGCAGGGAGATACATATCCATCCGGCCTGGTTTGTTGATGAAACCAAGGAAAAGCACAGTATGGCTTATCTGTCATGTTTATGCCCCGACTGCAACAGCAATAGTTGGGCCAAGTGTTGGATTCTTGGTCCATGCCGGTTCAGGGTTAATACCAACATATCCTAATTGACTGGTTGGATTACGTATCTTGTTGATACTGGCTAGAAAATCGTTCATCAAGACACCTTCTTTGAACAGGCTAGTGACAGGTAGTCCTGTCTGATTAGCATAATATGTAGCCAAATTTGCCAGCACTTCTATCAGCTCATTTGGCACATCTGGACCACCAAATATGCCTTTAGCAAGGTCATAGGTTTGTGCTGATAGACCAGTTACATACCTAGCAGGAGACCTAGATAATGCATAGTTTCCATAGTCATTGGTGCCAGAGATTGGTGCTCCAGATGAATTAGCCCACTGCCACGCACCCCCTGCATTGGTGCCTTGCAGCTGACCGCTCTGCAGTGCAAGCTGCTTGCGGATGTTAGATTGTATGATATCTCTGTTACCGCTCATTAATACACCCTTATTGGTAACACAACCTGAGGTGGGAAGTTATCGCTTGTATCACCGCCAAACACAGTTGGATCATCTAGATAACCAAACGAACCTGTAGTAGATGTTGCTTCTCCAGCCAAACTATCTAAGCTTGGTCCAAAATTTGACACAGGATATGGTTGATAAGGAGCTTCAGTGAATCCGTCATATATGCCATCATTTGTATAACGTTGATCGCTTACGCCTATGCTGACAAATATTCCAGTCTCGCCTTGCTGCACTCGACGTCTAGCAGCTTGTATCTGATCATATTGGCTAAGTCCGTAACTGCGATTGATTCCGGGAACATATACAGGTCCGTATTCACCAGGATATCTAGCAGGGAATGCGTTGTAATAGGCTGGATCTCTGGAACCATTGGGTCTATAAGAAGTCTCTCCTGTAAATGCATCTTGCGCAATATATTGATCAGAGTTGATGGGGCTTCTCACTTGACCAGTGCCAAAATTAAAGCTTCCATATGAACCAAGACTATTGTATGTACCATAACCAGTCAATGGTTCAAATTGGTTGATATCAGTGTATGGTATGTAGGTATTGTAATTTGGTAATTGCCCATAAGGCAAGCCAGTGATACCAGAATTTACACCAAGTGTAACATAGCTGAGATCGGTTCCTATACCCGTGCTAGAATATACGAGATCCACTGCGCCTAGGCTGTTTGCATATCTGCGTTGACCACCATACAATCCTCCGCCTCCGGTTCCCACCAGCGCATTGTAACTGGCATATGCCAATGAGAAATTTTGTATGGCGCTAAGAGATATGTTGATTATAGATTCTGCTAAACTAGTAGAACCGTAATACTGCGATGTTAACGGATCATAATATCCAAATTCTCTTGGATCGATACCACCTACCGCACCGGTATCTGGTTCTACCGCAGGAGGCCCAATATCAAATCCAAACTGAGCCGCAAGAGCAGGAGTGATGTCACCTAATTCGTATTGCAGGGTTTCGTAACTAACCGTGAATTTAACATCTAACAGATCCGAGCTTGCTGTGTCATGGCTGCTCCAATCTGCATTACTAAACTTGGGATTGAGATAGGTCACTTTGGAATATTGCTTACCAAACAGTGCATACACTTCTAGGCTGGTGAAAAAGTTTACCTGTTCACCAAGTGGACGCAGGCCCCATCCGGTGCTATCGTCAAATTCTGGACCAACTGGACTTGAATCCATGGTCAGCGAGGATTTATTGCGAGAATCTCCGAAATAATACTGGAAATACTGTTTCCACAGGTCAAATGTATTGTTGTCAACAGTGTCATAGATGCTGATGTTTATGGGTCGATACTCAGTCTTGGTATAAACAAATCGTTTCCGGTTATATTGGTTAAGCTCTTTCTGAGACAGCTCTACGTTTGGCTTGTCTACGCTCTTGATCCTATAACTGATACCGTCTATGCCACCTATCTGTTGCAGCCAAGGATATAAGCTCAGTGCTTGGCTGTTAACATTAAACACAGCATAGAACATATACTTGTAACGCGGAATCGCGTACATGTATTGCCCGGGACTCTGTGCCCCAAAGAACCAAGATGCATAAGGTTTATTGCGTAGTATGGTTGCCATGCGAATATTTAGCCAAAGAAAAAGCCGCCAAATTGGCGGCTCTTCATGTATATGCTGCTTGTTATTAGCCGATCATCGTGCCATAACCAGTTGGTTCTGCAAACTGCGGCATTATGTCATTGTCCTGTGTGGCGTTATCATAGCGAATCGTGAGCGTTATCATCATGCTCTCGCTTTCGCTGTAGTTAAACGTATCATAGGCAACGGTCTCAAGGTAGCAGCCTTCGAGATACCAATTTTCCAATACGCCGCTGTTTGATCCATCTAGCGTTTCAATCTGCGTGGTAAACTTGTAATTGATACCAGAAAGATAAGAAGTTTGATTGAAATGGTTCATCTGCTTCTGCAGCTGTGTGGCTACCAGAGTGCTCACGCTGCTGTTAACGTCATCGCGCACGATGATTTCTATGGTTTGCCATTCTGGTTTCTGCGGCAGATACATCACGTTGTTGTAGCTATGAATGGACGTACTTTGGTGCTGAATGGTTGGGCGAGCTGCTTGCGACACCTGCCTAGTAAGTTCAATCGCAGCTCCAGTTGGTCCAAAGCTTTGCATGCTCACCCTGAAACGATATTTCAGCTTCGGCATCAATATGCCCTGGCCGCTGATGCCAGGTACTATCGGTACCCCGAACTTGCTGAGTGTTGGTTGGAAAGCCATTTTTCGTCTCCTAAGATTGCAAAGTATTTATGCGAAACTCAATCTCTGATCTAACAGCCGGCTCAAAATAGGTATAAGGTATCCGTCTCACTATAATTAAAGTGTGAAAGGCTTATATGAAATATCATGCGCTGATCATCAGTTGTAACATCAAAACCACGTACAGACTAGGTGGTGGATATCGCATAGCTACATTTCTACGAACTCAAGGATGGGATGTAGAAGTCATTGATTACATCATGTTTTGGACTCTCGACGAGCTGAAGGAACTTGCGAGATCTAGGATCACCGACAACACAAAATTCATCGGATTCTCTACCCTGTGGAGCATGTGGTCACCCAAGCTTGAAGAATTTTTAACATGGATCAAAACAGTTTATCCATCTATTATCACTATCATTGGAGGACAACAATGTCAGATGATTGAATCGGGTGCCGATTATTTTGTTAATGGATACGGTGAAAATGCTATCCTTAACATAGTGAAACACCATTTCACTAACAGCACTGATCAACTAATGAAAGACTTGCGATGGTCAAAATTAGGCAAAAATGTAGTAGGTCACGATCACTACCCTTCTGCACCGCTTGATAGCTTGCTGATACAATACGAAGACAGGGATTACATCGATCAAAATGAATGGTTATCTATTGAATTCAGTAGAGGTTGTAAATTTGAATGCACATTTTGTAACTATCCACTGTTAGGTGTGAAATATGATCATTCGAGGACTGCACAAGATTTTGATAAACATCTCCGAGATGCACACGATAGATTTGGAGTAACTAATTATTATATCTGCGATGAGACTTTCAATGATTCTGTAGAAAAGATGTCAAAATTTGCAAATGTAGTAAGAAATTTAGATTTCCAACCAAAATTTTCAGCCTTTATCAGAGCTGATCTCATGGTAGCTCGTCCGCAAGATAGAGACTTAATGCTAGCTATGGGCGTAATAGGACATTTTTATGGCATCGAAACCATGAACGCAGCATCTGGTAAGATAATAGGCAAAGGCATGCATCCCGATAAGCTTTTGCCGGGGCTGTTAGATATCAAATCCTATTTCAAAAAACACGGACCGTATCGAGGGGATCTGTCTCTTATCGTAGGGTTGCCGGAAGAGACTGAGCAATCTATGAGTGCCGCACTCAAATGGCTGTATGAAAATTGGCAAGGTGAAAGTGCGATCGTTTGGCCTCTAGGCTTGCCAGATGATCCCATGTACAATAAGCTTAATAAATTATCAATTAATAGAGAAAAATACGGGTATAGGCAATCTAACATGCCAGTGCCAGATGATCCATCCAATATAATATCTTCAACCTTGTTAAATTGGGAAAACGATTACTTTACCTATGCTAGAGCCATGGAAATAAGTACCAATGCAGCTAAAGAACTTAATCGATTAGATTTCAGAGTAAGTTGTTGGAATTTAGGAGAATACGGAATGTCTAACATCTATGACGTAATAGAACTACCAAATTCGGCAAATATGCACACACCGATAGACAGGATCGAAAAATATAAACGCAAAAAGCTTGGAGAAAGTTTGTGAGATTTTCCGATAGATATGTCATAGAGTTGCCAGATCTAACAATTGATATTAATAAAGTCTTAGATTATGCCAAAAGTTACCAAGCCAAATGGTCACAATGGACGTCGCCGGAGGGAATCACGGCTCCACATTCTACTTGCTTACTAGATGACATTGATATAGTACAGCATGCATTTTTCTTTGATTTGATCGATAGACTCAATCCAATTCTAAACGTGACCAAACATAATTTATCAATAGTGAAATTTCCACCAAATTATAGTCTGCCATCGCACATTGATCCTGTGAGAAAAGCTGCTATTACTATACCGATAGTTCCAGAGATGCCTGCACCGATATACTGGGCAGGCAAGAATGCAAAAATATTGTATAAGCACGTTTATACACATGCAACTGTCATAAATGTCCAGAGGAAACACGGGGTCATAAACGACAATAGAGAACGCATAACATTGCAAATAGATCTAAGCACCGAATGGAATGCGTTATTGAGCTTGCAAAAATCAAAAGGGTTGGTTAAGTGATATCATGAATGAAGAATATTATCTAGATCTAAACATACCATTCTTTACTGATGCACTAGTCGATAGACTTTCAGACCATGCCAACATTGCAATTAGTACTAATCAATTTCATACGTACTCAGGATACACTAGCACTGAAAAATTCGTAAACATAGTATCAAAAGAACCAACGTTGAAAGAACTGATAGATAGCTGTAATTGTAAAGCAAATATAACCATGATGCTGTTAAATCCATGGTTTGCCATGGATATACATATAGACGACTATTATCTAGATGTACGAAAAACTGCGATACTTTTGCCCATCATACCAGACCTTGATATAGCTAATACCAATTATTATGAAACAAAACATGACAAACATCCATTTTTAACAGTTTCTTGGAAAAAAGGCCAACCAAAAATATTAAATGTTGAAACTCATTGGCATAATGTTGTTAATAATGCATATTGGCGAGGTATGTTACAGATTAGTTTAGACAAAACGTATTATGAAGTCTGCGATATGATAAAGACAAATACATTGTTTAATGGTATAAACTGTACAGTAACAACAAGGTAATGGTAGCAACGTATGCATGTTATAGATCTACTAACTACCAAAGATAAATGGGCGCATGATCTATATGATTGCGAGATAGACAATATCAAAAACGACAATGTGCGGCTCAAAAAAAATTACATTAATATCCAGCTACAAGATTACCACTGTTTCACTATACTTGTTACCGATGATAGAGAATTAGTAGCTTTTTCCGGATTACAACGATCTGGTCCGTGGAATCAGCAAGTAGGAAGGATATCAACTAGATTTCGCATAGCCAAGAAATTTCAAACTACAGGGATGCTTAGCAGAACTTACGATCGTAGCATCTTTTCTGGTAGTGGGTATCTCATGCCTTACCAAGTAACCAAAGCAATAGAGTTAGGATTATCTGGTGTGTTTTTCAGTCGAGAAAATACAACACAACGCAGGCATTTACAAAGCATAGCAGACCGCTGTAATGAGTTTGAAACGAGAATCAAATACGAAGTGCTTGCATCGGTAGCCAATATCTGCAAGAGAATAGATGGTCGTATCAACAATCAATATAGTTGCTGGCAAAACATTGTCTATGCTAAGATCAGCGACCCATTTGATCTCGGACTACCGTTGACGGACCCAGAGAATGTTTTGCTAACTAATAGTGATGATACTTATTGATAACAGAGCCGATAATGTTACATAATTGTACATAATGCAGAGGTCGACAAAAAATGCACGGTGTTTTGAAGCTAGAGCCAGAAAACAACACTTTTAATAGTTTAGTTGTAGACATTACACATCGATGCAACATGGAATGTGCTAACTGTTATATACCAAATCGCAATGTTCCAGACATGGACATTGGTCAACTGATGCAGTTTCTCGCTAGGTTACCACATCGTACATACGTCAGATTAATAGGCGCAGAACCAACCATGCGCGAAGATCTCGTTGATATAATCAAAGGAGTTATCAAGCTAGGTCATAAACCGAGTTTAACTACTAACGGACTTAAACTAGCACACATAGAATATGTAGAACAGCTTAAGAATGCTGGATTAAATATGGTCCTTATCAGTATGAACGGTGCCGACGATGACGAAGTTTATAAGACCATAGATAATGGAAAATATGCAAATTTAAAGACTCGTGCATTAACTAACGTCTTTAAAGCTAACATGACCTCTATAAACACAGGTACGATAATTGCCAAAGGTACCAATGAACATACCATCAAAAGACAAGTAGATTTGGTAGCCGAAATAGCAGAAGAGCTTGGCATAAATTTCAGCCAAGATAAACCATGGAGCAAGATAATCCCTGTGTTGCGCATGAAAAGCGTTGGAGCTATAGGTAGGCATATGGGAGAAAATTTTTGTTATAGCCTAAGCGAATTGGCAGATGTTGTTGCGCAACAATTAGGAATGAACAAAGAAGATATAATGTACAATCCAGCAATCAGTGGTACAAATCTAGCAATATGGTTTAAACAGAAAGACCTTTATCAGAATAGGTATTCCAAAGATAAACCAACCAGTGTGATGTTTCCATACCATACCAGCAGTGGTACTGTATTGATAAGATTAATAGATTGGTCAGTAGATGAAGATGGCGTGCCAGATAGAGGAAACGAAAACCGAGGACGTATTACAGAAGATTGGAAGATTGCCCCGTTCTTTGAACATGTGAAAATGAACGAATTTGGATATTGAAATGATAATAATAGATGTAAATCATTTTGAACACGATATTCCTGCGTTGTTGTTTGAACATCAAATTTTGGTGCTTAGAAACTTAAGCGTGTCTGAAAAAAACATGGTCGAACTGGGCGAGATGTTTGGTCAGATATTATCTAACACCGTTAATGATAATGACGCAGCATTTGCAGTAGACCGTGATGCAAAAATATTACGTGTTAGCAACATTAAGAGTGGGGAAAACCCCACTGGCCTATTTGGTAATAATGATCTAGAATGGCACAACGATTTTGCACATAGTCCGGGAAACTATCACGGTACAATGCTATACAATGAGATCGGAGGAGAGCTAGCAGAAACTATATTTTGTGATACTAGATCAGCATATTATGATTTAAGTGCAGAGCTTCAAGATATGGTTAATGACCGGATTGGGCATCACAGGGTTACCGAAAAAGCCTACAGGAGATCATTAAGTAAGGCAGAAAAACGATTACTTAACATGACCAAATGGAAACCAAAAAACGCAGAATTTAGCCTGGCGTGCGTACACCCCGATGACACTCTAAGGCCGATTGCACCTATACATCCTGTAACCGGTAAACGATCGTTATATCTAGCACCTGCTACATATGTTGGTTCTAATCCAGAAATAACAGAAGAAGAATATTCCAACTTACTAGTACATTGCGAACAATCAAAATATATCTATTCGCATAAATGGCAATCCAACGACATACTAGTATTTGACAATCTATCAACTATGCATCGTAGAAGTGCATTTGAAGGCGATAGGGTACTATGGAGGATGCAATTCAATTATGACAAGCACATGGTTAGATAAGAATCAACTGCCACCGTTTAAACGTCTAAAGATACAGTTTGATCCAGTAAAGCTCAGAGACGAGTTAGCATACCTCACGAATACTAGAGATTTTAATGCGTATGATAACGAATACAAAGAACTCTTTCACGGTAATGCATCGGCAGATAATGATCAAGCCCACAACAAGAACAAAGTCAGCATCAAAGAACAATTTAACACCTTACCACTCACAGTATTTGATGAGAATTTTGATCTAAGCCAACGTACAGAGATGAGCAACAGTATCTGGGATAGGCGAGTAGCTAAGAACAATACAAAGCTTGACGAGAGATTTTATCGCAAACCAGTTGATGGCATACCGTCTCATACTGCATCAGTTATGAAGTCATTTGCACCATACGTGCATCGCACTAGATATACAAAGTTATGTGCAGGACATCGTATCGACGAACACGTCGACTATGATACAAAATATAGTGTTAGGTTGATGATGGCGATAGATACCAATGATCAATGTATCAATGGTTGGAGGATGCCAAATGGTGAAACTGAGCTAGTTCATATACCAGCAGACGGATCAATTTGGTTTATTAACCAGGGTATACCTCATTGGGCAATCAATAACGGTCAAACTGATCGAGTTCATTTGATACTAAGTGTTGATAGCCAACGTGTGTTGGATTTTTGAAAATGTTTGAATATACCAAAGACAATCATCATGCTTGGTCTATAGATGGCGTAGATTTTGCCTGGCATACTGGACCAGATCACCTGTTTGACGCAAGGCACGGTAAAGTCAATCCAAGCCAGGTTTTTGATTTTCGCACAGAAGTAAACAAGACAGTCGAATGCATCCGTGCATCTGTTAGCGATGAGATATTTGTAACCTTTAGCGGAGGAATAGACGGCGAAGTAATCTGCAGATCGTTTATAGAATGCGGATACAAAGTTACTCCATTAACCTATGTTTACAAATACGGTGTTAATGAGTATGATGTTGGATACGCCAGAGATTTTTGCAAAAAATTTGACATCAAAGGTATAGAAATTGAGATAGATATCATGGATTTTTGGCATAACCAAGTCGATCTATACTGTGAAAAGTACATGTTGCCTCATTGGATATGCACATGGAAAGCATTTTTATTTGATAGCTTTGATGGTTTCTTAATACAAGCGCAAGGTTGGCCGCAATTGTTAGATGTCAACGGCCAACTTCTTATCAAAGAAGATAGCCATCATATGAATCCGTTAGTGCTCTCCGGGCAAGCAGGTATAGGTGAATTTTACAAATATAGGCCAGAACTAACCTATTCGTGGTTAACAGATCCGGATGTGTACAGATGGTCAGGGTTAATGCAAAAACCGTTTGAATCTATAGGCCAAGAGAAACATTTTAAGTTTTTTGCGTTAAGCAAATTTTATCTAGACGATAAACATCCGCTTGCACTGCGAGAAAAGCGTACAGGTATGGAAACCATAGGAAAGTACGCAAATGATGCCATGCACAAATGCCGTAAACGCTATGAAAATAATGTGAAAATCAAAACCTGGAATTACGCCAGCTATCTTAACTTAATATCGATCTAAGAATGTACCCGTTAAATTTCATATAATTCAGGGTGTCGTTGTCGTAGATTGCCCCAAGGCACTGGAATTATTTCTCTTAGAGGTCTTCCGATGTCAGTAAGCATGTTTGTTGTAATAGCATAATCTTTATATTTTTCATAGCTTCTATCTATGATCTGTTGATGTGCAACCTCATCGAGAATTCCACTTACAAATAGAGTTTCTTTATCTTCTCTTGGAAGAGTACCATGCAATGATTTTGAACATGTCATGCTCCAATTATTTGTTGAAAATGGAAGATTTCCAAAGAGATATTTTCCTCGGTCCAATTCGTCGTCATTCAATCCTTGCATTGTACTAACATAGAACGCATCATGTGTATCACCTAAACTAACTCGATATGCATATGGATCATACCGTCTTACATGATCTGGTAATTGGTGCAGTGGGTAATCGTAGTGAGGTGGCATTAATTTATTATCTTTGGCTCCAATGAAGCTCACAAATGTAATCAATTTAAACGGCAAAAGTTTGACATGCTCGATAACTTCTTGGAAATGATCAGTAGCAGTTGTAGTCCATTGCCAGTCTAACGTCTCATCATAGATATGATAGAATGATTTAGATTTAGAATCAATTGGACCTCTGAGGTGCACCGACCGAAAGAATCTATCACCAAATACTTCGTCAGACATGCGCTGTTTCCTAAACATCTTAATCTTATCTAGATTGGTAGAAAGTTTAGGAATATCAATTGGCAGAAAGAGGATGTTATCTCGTACCATAAATCAAAAGTTTCCCTTTAATCTAATAGACATGCTACTAAATGTATTCTGTCATCTAGACCAGCATTGAATGCAGTATGGTATTTTGTAGTATCGGCTATGTATGCCGTACCGTCAGCAGGCAAATGATTGGCAGTATCTTCAATAACCAGATGCGCACCTAAATTAGTTATAATTGGTATATGTAATCTTTTTTCAGAATCGGCATGCCAACTAAGGCAGCTTTTAGGTCGAGACCTCATAAGACGTATTCTACCAAGATTATACCTTGTTGAGATTATATCATAAACATTTTTAAACACTGTGTTTTCAAATTCTCGAACAAAATGAACAAAATCAGATTCCTTCTTAGTAATTTGATTTTTCTTTAGGTTTCCGGATTGATCAAATGGATCATTGCCCCAGGCATAGATCAAACTGCCAGTACCATCATACCATGCTGCATCAGCGTTTGAATCCAAGCTGTGAGTTAGACCGATTTGGTTGTGAGACGAATGCCAGTCACAAATAGATAATATATCAGATAAACCACTACGCAATTCATCTATATTAAATCTAAGATCAGTTGCTTGAATGAATCTCACGATATCAACTTTCTGTTTTTTGGTATCTTGCTGTCTGCTGAGCTAACACAAGCATCTGATATGCAAGGCATTGGTTGATCAAATAACTTAAATCCAGTTTCTATATAACCCAGAGGTTTGTCACTGCAACTATAGCTGCGTTTGATAGCACCGTCTGGTTCTCTGATGATGATGCTTCTATAACCGCTTTCGCAATCCCAACCATTAAACTTGTTGAAATTAAACGCATTGAATCGCTCAGCTTGATCCATATACCATTTCTTGCCAGTATTATCTTCAAATTCTACCTGCATTATCTGAGGGACCGTGGCATCGTCGCCGTTGTTAATGCTCATCTTCTGCATGCTGATCTTTGGTTTTGGTCTCTCAACCTTGCTCTTTACAGCAGTGAAATCGCGCTGCGGCATGCCATTGTGCAGCGTGGCTAGCTGTTCTTTGGTATACCCATCTACTACCTTGCTAGCTGTTGGATCACTCTGAGGTTTAAGCGTGACATTTATACCGCGGCTGAGAAAATATTCTGCTTCAGCATACAGAGTATCGAACCACTCTGGTACCATCACAGTGTTGACTGTAACTTGCACATCATTTTCTTGCAAGAATACTAATTTGTCAGCAAATTTTTCAGTATGCTCCTTTAGATCACCTTGCTTTATACCCTGCTCCCTGTGCCAGCTTGCTGTCACGCTCACTCGATTGATGTCTTTGGTTGCATCCACATATTTTTCAAACCATCGTAGACCTTGAGATATGTTTGATGTCATGTGCACGCTTTGATAATTGCAATTTGCTGTATCATTGCTGTAGTGCTCTAATAATCGCAGATAGTCAGGATACACAGTCGGCTCGCCGCCACTGAAACTGAAATGGAAGCTGTTATAACCACGTTCGCGGCTTTGCCGTTTGATCTCATCCATGGTCATAGCGTTAAGTTCAAACGGACGATAATCTTTGGTATCGCTGCGAGCATATGGCCAACAATAGCTGCACTTATAATTGCAATAGCGTCCTAGCAACCAACTAACAGCAAATATGTCTCGATAAAGCAGTGTACGCTGTCCAAACCTAGTGATGCGGTTAAATGGTATCTGTGTGAAATCGTAGGAGCTTACTGCATCATTGGACATTTGTAATCTCCTGCACAGGATCTATACTAAGTTCATTTATAGAGACATCAGTTGGTTGATCCAATATCCATTTGACATAATTTGCTGCGACATCGATATCCATGCATGTTCGATTAGGATGCTTATGTTGATTGTTGGTTAACGTGCCAAAGCTTAACAAAGTCACTCGAGGACCTCCGCTCCATGTGCCTAGTAAACCTAAACTATTGCAATAGCTTCGCAGTGCTTTCTTTTCCTGCTGATATATCCAATCGCTAGCTTTAGATGTGCGATCAGTGGTGCTGCCTACGCACACGATGCGCAGATCATGTTTAGCATCTTTTGCTGCCTTGTACACTTCTTGCAGCAACAGCGTTTGCTGGAATTGCCATAACGCACTGTTGTTTATAAACACATCATAATTCAAAGCTTCTTGTGCCAGATCTCGTCGACGTTGGTCTAATGCTAAATCCCAGCCATTTTGCCTGCTTGCAAAAGCAGCATTGGGCCATAACTTATGCAGAGAATTAGCCAATCCTTTGTTTGGATTGCCGGTTATTAGCAGTTTAGTCAAAGATACTCTCCGATCTCTGGGATTATGTCAATTATATTATCACCTCGTATCTGATCCATCTTTGATGTATAAGATACAAATCCTTGCCAGTGAGTTGGATAATAATCTGCTGACATCATATAGTCTATTATGCTCTTGCGTATGCTGTCGCTCTGCGCCACCACGTGATCTGAAAATCCCTGAGATACAACCCATTCATGAAATTCATTAAATTTCTGTATCACTAATTCTTTAAACGCCGTAGGCAGCACTCGTATGTTTAGGTAGGGCGGATTATGTGCAACATGATGTGTAACTATTGGTCGACGCATGGTATTATTAAATTTGGTTAGACCGCTTTCGACCAGTTTCCATTTCATGAATTCTGGCATGTGTAATACATTGTATGCGGTAACAGTGTAAGCAAACCAGGCGTTAATGCTAGCTACCTCATCATCAACCTTTTGTATGTTGCGCCAAACTTTGCTCCATTCTGCAGGATATCTTTGATATTCTAACACCTTCCCGTAACCATCGATACTAGCACCAATCTGTATCATCTTGAAATTCTTCCAGAGGTTGATGACACGAGATGGCATGGTAGTCATGTTAGTGTTATATTCTATCAACATGTTTGCAGCTGCGCCGTTCTCTATGCAACGTTCTAGGAATTCGTAGTGTCTCTCTATCAAGAGAGGTTCGCCGCCAGCCATGTACACATGCTGTACATTACTCGCATTGCTTTCGATCTGTTTCCAAAAACTGTCACTGTCATGCCAACTATAACTGTTGCTAATCCATTTGCCGTTCTGTTTGAACATCTGTTCTCGGCCATGTGTGTCATTAAACCAATCTACGTCATGGAGCTTGTTCCAATCGTCATACCAGCCTGTGCTGTCTTGTGGTCCGCACATGCGGCATGCTAGGTTGCAGAGATTACCAAATCGCAGATCATAATAGGTAACAGGTAGTTTTGTTGTATCTATGGTCCCATCATCAGCAGTATGTTCAATCACGTCTTCTTTGCGCAAAGACCACCTATCGTGCTCGTAATTGCGCCTGCTCACCAAACCAGATTCTTCTTCTGATTTGCAACGTCCGCACTCGTCGCTCCATACACCATCAAACATGTTCTTGCGCATGATCTTCATGAGATCGCTGTTGCGTGCCTCGGTTAGATCATCAGACGCTGCATTATACGGCGTTCCATCTGATTTACGTAGGACGCCTTTGTTCTTAGTAATGTTAGCCTGACAGCATACCCGTAGATCACCATTGCTTCGAACTGCCTGGAAGTTCCAGGGTATTGGGCACCATGTATCTGTCATATCCTGTCCTGTTTCCTAGCCTTTACTAGATTGCGTATACCCACCCTGTTGTAACCGTCAACATTGAAATCAGACCAATCGCTGTTGCCTAAGGCTATATGCATGCATTTAGTCGGAATTAATCCAACAGCTGCACACACGCTTAGTTGATGCTTACGGTATATATTTGGAATGAAATCGGGTGACTCTAAATTCTCAATGAAATACATACCTATCTTAGCAGCGCCTAGCACGGTATGATCATATCTGTTCTGTTGTGCGATAGGATAATCGTCGTCTATGTTGCTATAGCGCACACCGCTGCGAACATGCCCAAGCCCTGTGCCTTTTGTTAGGCTGAAACTCACACTTTCTATAGCAGGGTGTTCTACGGAGAATTCAACATCAACCGAAGTGCCAATGTAAGCACAGTCTACTATCACTGGCACCTTGAGATCATAACACGTATCTAACATGCTGTAGAAGCCAACTGGTAGATCTCCAGTTGTACAATGAGGCACACTGACTATCACATAATCGTTTTCAGCGATTGGCTCATCTTCTATGAATTTCCAATCCCTGACTATGCGACGATGATATGCGTATTCTCCTTTATAGAATCTAAGCCTGCGATTGGCATATCTATGATAGGATTCATCAAATGTCTGCGTGGTTCCGTTTATCAAATGTTGCTGACTGAACCTTTGCAACCCGTCTATGGTATTAAGCTTCATGTTTTTCAGATAATCACGATACATACCAAGATATGCCAATCTACAGTTAAGCGGATCATTGCTATCAGCAAACCATTTTGCCCATGGCATTTCTTTAAACAAGTTCACAAACTTTACATCGTAAACCGCAGCAGTCTTATGGCCCACGAGATCTTTTTCTATCAAAGATTTCTTATCAAACATCATAACTCCGGAGTACCTGTCAATATCGCATGGAATTCTTTCAAACTACGTGACATTGATTCATTACGTATCTCATCCAATCTATTAGTATATTTCCAAAATTTTTGTAACGCGTCTGATTGATCGTCATGTAACATGAATTTTTTCCATTTCGACAGATGGTCAGCAACACCTCGGCTGATCAATTCGCGCCTTGCATCGTCATCAGGATAAAGTTCATTACTGAGAGCCTGTAATTGTGATAACCGTGTGTCAAAATGCTGTGCTATAGCTAACTTAACCCTATAAGGCAGTGCTCTACAGCTAAGATGTTTTGGATTGTACAATGGATGGAACAATATCAAAGGACTAAATTCTGTCCAGCCTATGCGTTTAAATTTCTTGCGCATGAACCATTCTAACATTTCTGGTATATACCATATGTTATAAATCATCACAGTGCTGGCTATCCATACATTGAAATTTATGGTTTGATCGGAGTCTATCCTATCCAGATTTTCTTCAATCATGTGCCATTTGCTGGGATGCCGTATGTAATCATTCACATCGCCTATGCCATCTACGCTTGCGCCAATCCTTACCTGTTTGAAATGCGGCCACAGTTCCCAAGCCCTAGGAGGTATCTTGACGATGTTGCTGTTGTATTCGATAATCATATTACGGCTAATACCGAGATCTATGCAACGCTGCAGGAAATCATACTGTTGATCTATGAGCGTTGGTTCTCCGCCAACAGTGTGCACATGTTTGATGTTAGCGGCATTCTTATCAACGTGTTCCCAGAACTTAGAGCTCTCGTACCACTC